CCACAATAATAGGAAACTCCTGGATGCAAAGGTCGTCTTTTGAAATAAAGCAAAGCCTTGCTTTTTCTTTTCCGAGGTTCACCGCATAAAAACACACTTGCAAAATATTACAGAATAATTGGGGTTCAAGCTCTTTCCAAGTCAAGCCTTTGCGATACCAGAAGGCTTTTGAATGCTGGCTTTTTAAATCAATTACCTCGTCAGTAAGCACTAAATCGGCATAACCTTTAAAATCCTCTGTCTCAACCAATACCTCTTTTTGCGCCTCTGGATTGTTAGAGATAATCACGCCTTGCACAAACTCGTGGAAAAGGTTGCCCGCTTTAAAAACTCGTTGCACCCTTTCATCAGGGGGATTGGTTACAGGTTCGTTTTTTCTATTCCAATACTGCGCCCTAAAGCATTTACCTAGCGAAGAAGGGCTAAACTTACCACTCCTTGTCCTTTCGCCTTTTTTCTCAAGTGCCTTATCTATTTGTGCCTGGATAGAATTATTTTCCATTCGCCTTCTCCAGTTCTAACCCCTCTTGCTCTAACTCAATCCTCGCCAAGTCTAAATGCAGGTCGATTACCCGTATGGCGTAGTTCAAAGTGTTATTTGTTAACTGTTCCATAGGGGTTGCTCGGGGGAAATCTTTTAAGACCGCCTGAAAGCAGGTCTTTAAATCCTCTGCGAATTTTTCTAGTGCAATAAAATTATCTGGTGTCATATTCCCTCCTCGTAAGGTTCTGGTTCATTCAAAAGCCCTGCCTCTAAAGCCGATAAACACTCATCGCAAATGTCTATCTCTATACTCCCCAAGTCGGACTCATAGACCCTTGTTTTGTTGTGAGCCTCGTTATCGCAATAGAAACAGTTAGGCATTTATTTCTTCCTCCTTCACTTTACACATCCCCCTACAAATACATTCTCTACACCCAAACTTAGGGTCATATACACAATGGGTTATCTCTCCGTTCTCAAAGTGCTGTGAGAACATAGGGAAGTATTTATCTGTGTGCTGGTCGGTGTTGAGTTCCATTATTTTATTTCCTCTATGGTGATACGGACTTTTTTAGTTCCTTGTTTTTTAGTTTTATAAAGTGGACTAATTAAAAGAGTATTCCAAGAGAAATTAAAATCAACTTTTCCTATTGCCCAACAACTTTCTATCCATCCTTTCCTACTTTTCTTCTTCATCTTCTTCTCTCGTCTCTTGCAAATTTATCCCATCTTTCCTTTAATCCTTGTAATTGATTTTGTTTTAATTCAATAAATCTACAATTATTTAGATTATATTCTTTTTTACTATCTATCCTGTCTATACTTGCTTTTTCAAGTAACCACGCCCTATCTCTAAACCAAAGAAATTTAAAATCATTAGGAGTCATATTAAATTCAAGATTTTTATAATATTTATGTCTTTTTTGTGTAGAATAACAACATCTAAATTTAGAATGATCATAATATTTTATCCAGGGTCTATCTTTAGAATATTGACGAAGATAATCTTTATTGCATTGGCGACAATAAGAACTATAATACCCTTTATTTATTCCACTTTTATATTGCCTAAATTCTGTTAAGGATTTGTTTTTTTTACATCTAAAACAAACCTTACTTTCTACTAACCCTAGTGTAGATTTCATTTCTTCTCCCCCGCAAGGTTATGGATTAAATTAAAATTATCTTGTCGTTTATTCATTTCTTTTTTTACTTGTTCTAATGATAAAGGTTTAAAATTCCAACAATCAACTCCTACATCAAAACTTTTTCCCCAACTTTCTAATTTTCCGTGAGAATGTCCATATAAATGCCAACTTCCATAATGAGACCTTGCCCAAACCCTCATTGAATAATGACAGAGTATAATGTTTTCTACTTCTAATATTTGTCTTATCTCAACAAAAAGATTTTTATAAGGAATAATTGATTTATCGTGGCTTCCCCAAGTCAGATATTTTTTACCGTTAAGTCTTTTAATAATATGTCCTATTTCCCCAAAACCGAAATCCCCTAAATGATAAACACTATCAATAGGTTTAACTAATCTATTCCAATTATCTATTAGCGTTTCGTTCATTTCTAATACATTATCAAAAGGACGGGTAGAAAATCTGATTATATTTGCGTGATTAAAATGTGTATCTGCTGTAAACCAAATCATCTCTTCCCCACAAGGTTATGGTAAGTTACCTTCTGCTTTGGCGATGGCTTGTTTTAAAATTTCAGAAGTATTGAACATAAAATCTGCACCTGTATTATTTTGGGCATATTTAACACTCTCTAGAGCATTTTTACACGCCTCTAACAAATCCGGTGCGGCTGCGATGAGGCAGGCGTTGGCTTCGGCTTGTTCTTTTGTAGGAACGCCACTATTATATTCAAGTTCGCAAATATGCGCTCCTCTGTAATCTCCAAAAGTAGCCGTATTTCCCGGAGTAACTTTATCTGACCACAGAGCAATAATAACAACGCTATTGGGTATTTCTTGACTTACTTCCCACGGTCCCGGTGTATGTTTCATCTCTGCCTCCTTGTTAACCTATTTCTTCTACTTTAACCGGCACAAGACCCGATTTAAGGTCAGCAATTTCACTAAATGCCCTTTGGGATAAATCAATTCTCGTCTTGGCAAACCTTTTGCCAATCCTGTCGGTAACCACAACCTTGACCGTCTTAGCATTCTGAAGATTAGTAACGAGTAAACGACTACCGAGAGGATATAAATGAGTAGCGCAAGTAAAACGGTTATCATCAAATTTTTGTCCATTGGACATTACTCCTTTGCTTGTTTTCCAAGTTCCCTCTTTTTTTAGGCTCTCTGTCGAATACCAGGATGCAGTAAGGATAACTTCTTCCCCCCTCGCCACATCTTTGATTATAGACAAGAAAAGAAGTAGTAGTATCAGCAGGGCAAAAAATATCCAGTGCCACTTGGGGGTAGGGTTAGGTCTTAGACTGGGAATATAAGGCATATTCATTATTGGTATCCTCTAAAAAATAAAAGTCCCCCAGACTGTTTACACCCGATAAAGGTATCCGCAGATTGCTCTTTTGGAAGTCTGGGGGCATTTTTGAATTGGCTATCTTCGTAAACTTTTTCCATAATTTTTTAAAAAATAAAAAAACCCAACCCCTCAAAATGAGAGATTGGGTAAAAGTTATTTGACAATCCGACTATTGCTTTTTTTACTTCTCCGTCGGTGTTGGTAGAGTATATCTTATGTAAACTTAGCATACACATATTAAATCACATAACCCCTTGATTGTCAAGCACTTTTTTTACTTTCCGTTTTGTAGTCTTTATTGCGTAATTCTGCCGAGGCGGAAAACCTATCGTAAGGTATCTCTCCTTGATACTTTTGCTGGTTGAAAATCGGGTGTCCCAGAGAGATTTCATCAAGTGAGTATTCTTCAAATAAATGACACCTAAAGATAAAAATGGTCTTTTATTACTAATCTTGATATTTATTCTGCCAGGATTAGGAACGTTATATCTATTCCGGCAACACCATATTAAAGCATGGTGGCTTCCTGAAATATTAACCCTTGTCGGGATTATTTTATATGTAACCCTTCAATACGAGGAATCTACTTCCCACCAAAAATAAATTCATTTGCTTTTCTTGCTATTTGAACCTTACGTAAATCTATCGTTTTTAGTAATTCCCTCTTTTCTTTTTCAGATTTATTAGATTTTACAACTATTTCAGAATATTTGTTTAGGTTTGAGAGTGCATTTGATACATTGTTTACTGCTTTGTAATATCTATATTCCGGATATTTCAACTGTAACTTAGTTACCTCTCCTCTATTTCCTTCCTTTATATATTTCTGTATAGTAGAATAAGCCTGCGTAACCTTATCCCTGTTTTGATAGAATTGGTTAACACTTTCAGATTGACTTAATGGTGGTCGAGTAACAAAACCTTTAACCAAGGGTATGTCGGCTAATTCAAGAGGTCTTTTCTTACTTGGTTGTCCGGTAAATTTAGCAATAACTCTTTTAGTTAAATCAGGTGCTTCTAAAACATATCTACCACTTCCACCGAACCATCCTTGAATAAGGTTTTCTAATTTAGCAGGAGAATAATTTAATAATTTACCTATAAATTTAGCACTTTCAGTAGTGTATTTTTGAGATTGTTCAGCAGGGAGTAATCTTTCTTTACCTTGCGGAACTATGGGTCTTTTTGTAAAAAAACTCCAATTCGTAGCATTCTCAATTAAAGGTTTTACTCCTGTTGCCATTAAACCGCCAGCCGGATCACCAGATCCTGGTGATAAACTATCATATAAGGTTTTATTCAACTGATTAAACGCCTTCGGATCCTGGGTATCTAAATATTCAAAAAACCTTTCTGGTAATGAACCAAAAAACTGTCCATAAGCAAAGGGTTTAGGTATCCTTACCCAAGTATCTTTTATTTTGAACATCCAGAATAAGTCTTTCTGCCAGCGCGGTAATTCTTTATATTCCGGGTCATTCCTGTTAAACATATAAGTTATTAAGGAAGGAATGGTAATACTTGCTATTCCTTTAGCAGCAAAACCCGTAGGATCCTCTCTAGCAGTTCTAGCCAATTTATCCGTTCCTTGAATACCGGCATTAAAAAATGCAACTACTGCGTTCCAATTCTTTGTTTTTGCACCTCTTCGGCCAAAATCAACTGTTGCCTCCCTGCTTTGGAATCCTGCCTCAACCGGAGTTAATCCTGTCTTTATCCCTGCCTTATAAACACTTAACCTTGTCGCTTGTTCAAATAATTGGCTTATATCTTGGGCCCTGGTGATTATATTCAACTTCTGTAATAAGGTAGAATTACCCTTTAGAATATCTAATTGCTTTTTCATATTTTCCCTAGATGTTTCTACAAAGCCCGAATAAGCCCCTCCAGATCGTAGCCAGTCGTTATAAACCTCTGATTTACCCATTATATCAGCTATAGCCCCGACATTATCTACAAAGGGTTTAAAACCGAGTTTTGTCTGCATAAAGGCAGTCCATTGGTCGCGAATAGGGTTACGAAGCATAAATTCAGGAGTTATAGTCGCCCCTACTCTTAAAGTACCTGCCGGGATAGACATTATTTTAGTAAGTAATGAGGTAGAAATTTCGTTAAGCCCGCTCATTGCCTGGTAGAGATTAGGAGTTACTTCCATATACTTACGATTTCCACCATCAAAATATTCTATAACATTACCTTTGGGTTTGAATTGAGAAGGACGAAAGATAGTTTTTGCTTCTCCACCCCCTTCGGTTTCTGTAATATTAATAGGCCGCATAGTTATTTTTACAGGCGATATATCTTCAGGCAAAACTTCTCCTAATTTAGCCACTCCCCTTGCGACTGTATTCCTTTCGGCAATATCCATAATCTTATAAGTATTCTTAATCATGCTCTCAATAGGGTTGTGGATTTCTAACTCTGAACCTTTAATTCTTTTAATCGGACTTCGCGCACCTGTAAATCTGTTCTTACTTACCGGAGTTCCTGCGGTATCCACGCCTTCGATTACCCTGTCAAATGGCACATAATTAGGATTTTTGGCAAGGATAGTATTGTATTGCTCTTGGGATAGATTACCACTATCAACTAAAGTAGATAAAACTCGTTTCTGATAATCATAAAGACGGGTTGCTGTTTGGTCTAAAGATACTATATTTGTTCCGTATTTCTTACCAAGATTACTGATAGTATTTTGTGCTGTTTTAACCTGTTCAGGGGTTACGATATTCTCCTGATTGAATTCTGACTTCGGACGTTGTAAATCTTTAATTGTCCTTGTGGCTATCAGATAATCAGTTAAATCCTTATCTCTTAATTTTCTGTTTTTCTCAAGACTTATCTTATCATAATTATCAAGGATAGGTTTTAATCCTTCACCTGTTATTTCAAATTTACCTTCCGGGGTTATATGATAGGTTTTGTCTTCCAATACAGTCTTTACTTTTTGCCCTATACCTAAATAAGTCCTTGCCCGTAGTGCCGGATCCTCTCCTGGTAATATCTTTGCTCCTAGATTCTTGGCCTTATCTACTACGTTTTCAATAGACTGAAAGCGGTTAACGAAATCCTGATATAAGCCTTCCCTTGTCTCAAAAGGAAGCACTTTTTGATACCCTTTTACCAAAGGTGAATACTTACCTTGGGTTTCCTTGAATTCACGCATTGTAGGGGCTCCTGGGCCCATAGAAAGCCCTGTAAATACCGCTCCACCTGCTGCCTTTTCCTCCATTCCCCCGGGAGTAGTAACTGCCCCTACGCCGAAAGCAGTAGGCAATTTTATCTTTGTAGGTAAAACATTCAATCCTTCTAAAGTCCCCTTCATTAAAGCCCCTTTTACTCCACCAGTAACAGCCCCCTTCATACCCTCTTCTTTATATCCTTCTGCCGCGCCGACTACTGGTAAGGTAGTACCTTTTAAGAATTTACCAGGACCCATATATTTAACTGGCACATCAAAGAAAGCTTGTCCTAAACCTGAATAAACTTGTTTAATCAAATTATTACTTACGCCTTCTTTTTCTAATTGTTCTCCAGAAGTAGCCCAATTATCTCTTAAATACTCAAATATCTTAGGTTTTAATTCTGGCTTACCGATTTTCTCAACTATTTTATTGGAATAAAAATCTAAGGTATCAGCAAGATTAGCAGAAGCCTTTAATGTTCCGCCATAGAAAGACTTGGCTGGTTTTATTACCGATTCTTGCAATATGGAAGTCTTAGGTTGACCCGTAAAAAGAGGAGTATTTATCTCTTGCGTATCAGATAATATTCTCTTAGGTAGAGTAATCTTACCTACTTCTTCCAATCCCGGAAGAGTTCTTTTTTGGATAGTTATAGGCATATTATTGGATATTTACCCCTCTTGACGTAAGTTCATCCTCAAGTTCTTTTAGTCTATCAGGATCAGTCGTAGTCTGGTATTCTTCAATGAGTGTTTGTGTTTCGGTATCTGTTTCAGTTCCTACTGCCTGACCAGAGAATATTGCTTGGGCTACAGGGATTTTTGCTTTTATTTCTGTTTCTCCAGCCATAGGATTTTCTGCTTGAGCCAGTTTAGTAGCTAAAGAAGCAACTTGTCCTTGTGTAGCCCTGCCTGTAAATTTAGGCATTCCCAATGCTTTTCTTTGTAATTCTTCCTTACTTATTCCTCCTGCAAATTTTTGTTTTATTGCGTTGACGATTTCATCTTGCCCTACTGGAAAATTCCCTATTGTTTTAGGTTCATATCCGGGCATATATTCCCCTATCTGTTCCCCTGTCGGAGATAACATTCTACCTTCAGCAAATCTTGCTCCCTTAGGCAATATTACTTCTCCACCTTCTGCCTGACCCATTCCTAAAATCGGTTTTTGTAATTGTGGAGTAAAAGCAGATATGTCAGTTTCCGAAGGAGCCTCTAAGCCACCCATTACACTTAATTTCCTCTGATTCTCTAGTTTCCGTGCTAACTCTTGTGTTCTCAAGCCTGCATTCATTTGAGAATAATCCGGGGTTTGTTCAAACATGTCCGGTATTTGACCTAATATCCCCTGTATCCCCCCTGATGTATCGACTTTGGATAAATCAGCACCTTGTTTTAATCGTGAATTTTTAAGTGCGGCCTCAAGAATAACAGATTGCAGTTTCGTTTGGATTTCTTTCTGCCGTTCTTTTTCTTTGAGTTTTTCTTGTAATGCCAGTCCCAATGCCCCCTTAGAACTGCCTCTTAGATTCTCCCATATTTGATTTTGGAAATCCCCTTTACTTTTATATCTCGGCATTCTCGCTCCTTTTTTAAGCCATCATCATTAGTAAATATGGCAATATATCTGCGCCCGTAGAAAGTAATTGTTCCAATGTATTAGGGGTATAAGTTGTGTCTTCTGGATTCTGCCCTAACAAAGAAGATAAGAGAGAAGCGTATGTTTGTTCTTCTCCGACCATCCTTGCAATATCGCTTTCAGATGCCTGTTGTGAATACTGTTGACTGGCGCGTTGAGTTTTTCCAAGATTAGTTGCCTGACCTAACATACTGCTTAATTGCGATACATCAAGCCCCTGAGCAGTTAATTGACGGTCAAGATTTTGATATGCTAATTCAGTATCAAATAAGTTAGCTTCGGTGGCTTGCTTCCTATTCAAATCTGCTTCAGCAGTTAAACCTGGAGTAGAAGATACAAGACCAAGACGATTATACATATTTTGGGTTTTTTTCATCTCATCAGCATAAGTTTCGGCTCGGCTTGCTTTTGCAGCTTCAGAATATTTCTTAGTCGCTTCTGAATAATCAGATACATTAGTAGTAGGATTCTCTAAGTATCCAAGGATAGTTTTCTCTGCGGCACTCTCTACTGTGGGTTGTTGAATATCAAAAGCAGAATTATATGTATAAGGCGTAGATGTTCCGAGTTTACCAGAAAGATAATTTTGATATTGACTACGTAGCGCGGCATAAGGATCATCTTCCTCTTCATCATCTCCACCCCAAAGGATACCTTCTCCAGTTAACCAATTTACCTCTCCCTGTTCGTCTTTCAATATTTGTAAGAATAATTCAATCAGTTTTTGCATATTTCCTCCTTTGTTATTCCAATGCCAACATTAACACTCTTATATATCCCGAAGTTTCAAGAATTGGAGTTCCGTCTGCCGGTATGACTGATATATGCGGCTGTATCCGAATAGAAATTTGGGTAGTAGTCAAAGCATAAACAGCGCATCCATCCGTTGACGCCGGTGTTACTTGTGGAATAGTGGTAAACCATCCCGAACCGTCACTGTTTTCCGCCGCTTCGATAAATACTAATACCTTGGTAGTATTAAGGCCATGAGGGAATGTATAAGCGGTTGACCCTACAAAAGCAGTCCAATCGCTGACGTAAACTTTTGGAACTACGATATTAGTAAATGCCCCAGAAGCTGAAGTGGCCCCTGTACCGCCTACGGTCAAAGGATGCCTTGCTACTACATCATGTAAGGTATTCGTAAGATAAGTATCGGATAATTTAGATGCCGGAATTGAACCGTATAACATAGCATTAGTGATTCCTAATGCCTTTACTTGTATTCCTCCAGAGGCGCGTTCTATTGAACTGTCATCCACCTTTACTCTTACTCCGCCATCAGAGATTTCAAGGCCGGGGTTAGTATCAGACACATCTACTTGCAAAGCTCCTGTAGTATGTTGCACTAATCCATATCCGGCACGCACCACATCAGCGTTTAATTTTGCGGCAGTCACTGCGGCATCTTCAAGGTTTGTTCCGTCTATATCGCCATTGACTATCGCTTCAATCTCCGCATAATTGGTATTAAACCCTGCGGCAGTTATAAGTGTATTTGCGGTCTTACGGGTAATCGCCAGTGTACCGCCACATTCATCCAAAAAAATACTTAGTAATAAGTTCATAACCCCTCCTTGATTTTTCCTAATATATCTAATTTTCCTTCCTTTTGTAATTGTTCAATAGCAATACTTCTCATCTTGGCCTGAATAATGGTTTCAACATCACGTTTAGGTTTTTCTGCTAACTCCGACGCTGATTTTTCCTCTGCAAGATTACATTTAATATAAACACCATTAACTACCCTACACCCCTCTGTCTGTGCATCAATAATTAAAACCTGAATGTCGTTTACTCCAAAAAAGTATTCCTTTTTTACCTGCTCTTCTGGTTTTCTCCCCTCCAGGTCTATGACTTCACGGTTAAGAGATTTGCTGAAATACCCCTTTTGCATATTTATTCCTTTTTTACCTTAACGCTAAAACAAATACCGTTAATGTTCCTACCGGTAATCCGTTTTTAGCGCAAGTCAACGTAAATCCGTCATCATCGTAAGTAGATACCGACATAGTGAAATAAGTATTCCCACCGCTTACTTCCCAAGCAGCTATAACTTTGTTTGCTCCAAGATCGCTATGAATCCCCCAAGTGCGTGGGTCTGTTCCAAGATAATTGTTTATGCCTCCTGCTGTTTTATCTTGCGCAGAGAATCCCCATGTAATTACATAAGAAGTGTTAATCACTCCAAATACTATCAATGCAGTAGGTTTAAATCCTACGCCTGTTATTGCCAGGTCTGTTGTTAAAGATATATCTCTGGTAAAAGTAACGACTTTAGAACGGGTATCAGAATACTGCATCCCCACTACCGCGTCTATCTGTTGCCATACCGTAGAGCCGGTAGTATTTATCCAAGTTGTATATGTCCCTGAATTATTATATAAACATACCTGTCCCTGCCTGCCTGAAATATTACCATTAGGCGTGGTAGTAGAATAGAGTGTATCCAGACTATCTGCCATTTCAGAGATTATAGAAGCCAATCTCTCTATGTCTTGTGGCGTATTTAATTCTCCAAGATTTACCCTGATGTCCATTTATCTACCCTTAAATGTATGGCCTCTTGAATATACCAGTTTAATGATGCCTGTATTTCCTGTCCCCAACTTACTATCTGACGCTTCAATATTTCTTGTACTTGTTCCATAGTAAGAACTTTTAGACACTCTTCGCATATAGCAAAGTTTGCTTTCGTTCCGTCGGTGAAAGTTACTACAAATTCCTTGCCTCCGTTTATGTATGCGGTTTTCTTCTCATTCATTATTGTCTTATTACAAACTGGACAAGTTCCGCATACTAATGGTTTTATCATGATTCTTTCACCCTGATTCCTCTCTGTATAGGACGGCTATTAATGCTGTAGTTATATACTAAAAAATTCTCATCTAATCCTGTTGTCCCCATTCTTATCTGAATTATTTTTCCTTGCCTTCGTATCTCTCTACTTATATCCATATCACTTTCACTAGAAAAATAGTCCTCATCAAATTTAGCCACATCAAAAAGGGATTGATATCCTAATCCCTCAAGCAAGTTTTGGGCGATACTTTTTTCTGTTGCAGAGTTACCATCACAAACTATTTGAATATTTAAATCCCAATTGCCTTCACGCTTTAATGATAAATTGATATTCTCGTATTTTTTCTCTAAGGTAGGATCACCATGGCTTATCTTCTTGGATACATAAGTAGCATTAAATGCAACCCCATTATCATTTGTTCCGGTATCGTCTTTAAACATCAATCCGGTATATGCACCGTGATAAAGCCAAGCCTTGCCTGATACCGTCACTTCCGCAAAACAATTAGCACCGATTGAATATATAAACCAAGGAAATTGCAGTTTACCCCATTTATCCTGGTATGGTCGTGACCAATCCATTACGACAGTTCTATCGTTTGTTGTTACTCCGGATGTATGACTGAAACTACACCAATATTGTGAACGGTTTTGGAGAAGTCCTGCCACAGCATATTTAAGCCTTGAATTTACGCCATCTTGTATATACTTTCTGATATTATCACCACAAGGCACAACATTATCTCCGGCTACTATATAAAAATTAAAATTAGGTGCTAAGAACATTACTCTACCATCGGGTAATTCTTTTAATGTCCAAAAATTTACTGGTCCTACTTTTGATGGAATCCTATATTTTTTGAATAATGGTGTAGTTCCACGATATTGTATTCTAAATAAAGACCATTCTTTACCAACAAGCATATCATCACCCTGCTTACAGGCTCCGGTAAGTTTCCCTTGATCGTCATCAAAGTTTAAAAATGAAGTATAAGCACTATCTATATCCCCTAAAGTAGTGCAATAATACAGTAATCTTGTATCTACTACAGAATGAAGCCACCCATATCTTTGCCATTCAAGCCCCCAATCGGCGGTAACCGAAGTTGCGAAAGTTGTAGCTGAACCTGTTCCTGCCCATATGAGAGGTTCATCTTCATCACAACATATCATTACGGTGTTATCTAATGTAAAAAAAGCATACCTTTTATCATCATCATTAGTAGTTGTAAGTCCTGTATAAAGTTGCGAATACGCCCCTCCGGTATAGTTGTATATTTTTCCATCAGAAGTTCCGCCTATATAATAAGAGGTAGTAGCACTTCCCGCCTGTTTATCAAATTGATAAAATCCGCACCAAGCAGTAACTGAACCGATTGATGCTGTAGTAAGTGCGGTATATCCTAATCTCGAACCTAAAGAACCTTGGGGGTCTGAAAAGATATTTATTGATGATTCATCCCATTCTCCTACAGCCTTATTTTCTTCAGAATCCTTTGAATTAACTCCATAGAAATTACTGGATAATAACAAAGGTATGTATTCACGGGAAATCATTTATCGTAATCACTCCTTTTACCACCAAATGGGCGTAAATACCCTGGGTCCATTGATACTCTTTTTCTTCGTAATGGTGAACTTAATGCTGCCAACATTGTTGATAATATACTTCCTTTTGGATTCATCGGGTTAAACCACACATCTTTCGCTATCAGATAATTCGCATTATCACCCTGTTGAATGAACCTTGCCATACTTACAAAATGACTGAAAGCTGGATAGTATTCCTTAGTTATGATAGTTTCACTGGTTGACAAAGTTAAATCAGTCCATTGAAGTTCTATATCCATTTCTACCGTATAAGTATCATCTGGAATACGATTGAAAGCTATCTCCCAATATCCACTCTCTATCCGAGTAATACAAAATTCATCCGGTAATCCTGAATTTTCATCTGGATTAGGCCATTCTCTTGATTTCTTAATACTTACTTCAGTTAAAGGATATCTATCAGTACTGTTATAAAGGATATCCGCAGCCAATACCTTTTTATAAGTAGTAGGTAAATAACTTGCGCCTGAATATTTATAGGCAGAAGATGTAATACTAAATGATATATCACTACGCAAGAATGGAGCATTAGGTATCACTGCGCAAAATAATGGACCTTGCTCATTAATAAGGCGATTTACCTTAATCACAGCATCCGGAGATTCATCCCCAGTTTTTTCACAAATAGCACTTGTTAATGATGCCCTAGTTATGCCCAATCCCATAGTTTACTCCTTTATAATTTTACCTAATTTAAACCATCCATTCGGTATACAAGCACAAACACAGACAATAACCGGACTTAGAAAATAGACTACGAGGGCCAAGATAACAAGGATAAACTTTCTCATTGGCATTTATCCGCTTGCTTCTGTAACTCTAAATAATCGCCTTTCGGCACTGTTACCCGGTCCTGCTCGGCTATAAAGTCCTGCTCTTTGCCATCCCAGAGAGCGCGATACATTGCTCCTCTTAGGATTATCGGCCTTGTCTCACTTTGCGTTAAGATCACTGAGTGCCTTACGCACCCGGTTAAGCTCAAGACTGATAGTACTGACGCCAACAGTATCGTTTTTAGATAAGGCAATACGAAGCCTTTCTTCGAGTTCATCTTTTCGCGCCTCCAGTTGTTTCCTCCTGCGCTTGTTTGATAACAAATAGGTAATTAAAGCAGTCAATCCGCTTACTATCAGACAAGCAAGAGTTATAATCCCTGCGTTCATTTCTTTAGTGCTGCCATTAAATCTTCGGCTTCTTTTTTTATCCGGGCAATCTCGGCATCGTCTATTTTCTTATCCTCTACGGCCTTTAATACTTCATCCACCAAAGCCAATGCCTCAGAAGCTACCGAGATATACTTTTTTACCTTCGGGCTGAATTTTTCTACAATCTTCCAGACCGCGCCAATACCTAAAACAAAACTACCAATTACACCTGCTATTTGTCCCCAGTTCATCTTTACCTCCTTTTATTTTTCCACCACACCCTTATTACCATCCATATTGACCTCAAAATATCACGCCAGGTTTGTTCATAGGGCATTACCGCCACTCCCTCTTGACTTCGGACATAGGCTGTATTACTTCCTTGTCGTTTTCCCGTCTTGCAGGGAAACTATGCCCGCAAGTAAGGCATACGATATTATCCCCATACATACAGAGTAAATTGCCCTTGCATTTAGGGCAGATGTTACCTTGCCTATTTTCCATTAGCTAATAATTTATCTATTTTTATATCTATACTGCATAACCGCCTTTCTATTTCTTTATAACCACCCTGCAAGACTGCAACATCCTTTTTGGTTTCATACCCCATTATTTCCGCATTATCGGCTTTGGCGGAAACCTTATTGAAGTGGGTAGTCATAAGAAAAACAATAATAGCAGTAAGAATACTATATACAAACTTCAAACCTATATCTTGCCGCCTTTCCCTATTCATCACTCCCCCTTTTTAAAATACCTCTTTAAATAAATATGCCAGACGATATACCCGATAATTAAAGATATTGTCCAGAAACTTAAACTCCATATAATCCCTCGGATGTATTCCCAGAGATATAGACTTATCATTGCGCTTGAGAAGTAGTGCATTTAGTTAAACATATAAATACGCCGTGTGGTAGCACTTATCCCCCACCCATTCGCTATTGAGTAAGCGTCCCCTGAACCATTTGCTCCATAATAGAAAGTCGAATCAGGGTGTCCGTGTGAGTCGGTAACATCCAAATAATCATTTATATTCGTTCCCCCGTCTGCGTCTGTTATCTGCCACCAAGAGCCAGGGGTTACGGAAGCTAAAGTTATTTTATTCCCTAATGTCCCTGTGGCGACGAGTGAGTTGACGGTTGTATTTGTGGAGGCGGTGAATTTAACCGTCTTGGGGGCGTTGATGGTGAAGGTGTTGAAGATGTTAGAGCCAACAATGGTAGTTACGGTAATGGAATCACTTTCAATGGTTAAATTATTATAAACTAACGAACCTCCATTAAAATTTTCTACTGCATATCCATCAGTTTGGTTTAAAACAATTGTGCTTCCTTCAGCAAAACTTGTAACATCTAAATTAGATGGGTTAATATTCCAAACAGTTGTAGCAGAAGAAGAATTTTTAACTGTCCAAGTCCCATTACCTAATTGTAATTTACGAACAGAGGAATTATTAGAATTAAAAATACCACAAGTAATATCAAAATCATTAGCATCAAATGTGCCATTTAATAAATAAAGAACCCTACTACTTCCACCTTGATTTAATGTTAAATCTGATAATAACTGATATGAGCCACCAACCGAAGCAATATTCACACTAGACGTTATTTGCCACGCTGTGCTTGGAGTATTTATTGTGTGGTCTCCTCGTCCCTCAAAAGTAAAACCAGCATCAAAATCATAAACAATGTTGGTCATATCTAAAGACCCATACATAGTGCAACTAATATCTATATCCCACTGTGGAGTATTAGTTGCCCCTGACCAATCTATATTTTGGCAAAGTCTGGGCATATCTGCTGCAACGTGAGAGTGTCCGTGAGCAAAGGAGTTAATATCAAAGATAGCATCGTCTTGGGGAAGAACTACACGAGTAGATGCCATTTGAGTAACACCATTTGTTGTTTCATACCATTGTGCATAATCCGACCAGTTCCTATTTGTGGTATCTGAATTATGATAATACCATATATCCGCCGTCGTAAATGTTATCCCAGTATTGCCTCCGCAGTTGCCTGAACCGCCTGTCGCTGTTGAGAGGTTTAAGTTCCCTGTCCAAGTTCCTGCTTGACTACTTACATAAGCGTCGGCGGTATCAAAATGGGTAGTGTCGGAAACATTAGTTATAACTTTTATTCCGTTATAGTTTGTAGTCCCTGCAATTGTTACGCTATCCCCTGCCAGCATCCCGTGGGCTATCCCATTGGTAGAAAATCTTGCCGTGCCACCGTTATTGGCGACACTGTCTATCGTTCCGCTATTGGTAGCAGTTATATCCCTGAAATCGGCATTAGCGAAAGTGCCTCCATTAACAGTAATTATGCGTTGGCTTCCAAGACTTACAGTAGCAATAAGAACTCTATTTGTGGAAGAATTACCAGAAATTGTCTTTCCGTTTAAATCTAAAGAGTTGCTTGCGGCAATTGTTAAAGATGTTGTCTTTGAAGCAGCAAAAGATAAATTATCCTGCAATACGATTGTGCTTATTCCACTATTGCCACCAATATACACACTTTGGAACATCTTTCCGTTGGTAGTAAAATTTATTATAGCCGTAGAGGCAGGAGAGAATAACAATGTTCCCGTCCAAGTAATTGTTCCTGCAAATATACAATTATTAGTAGCCCCCGCTGAACCAACGATATTCAATGTTTTTGTTCCTGATAATTCACCAGTATATCCTGTCATATCAAAGGAATTCAAATTCGCAGTTGCTTCATCTATCACACAGTTTTGGTCAGAAGTCCCACCCATAGTTATATCTTCCCCTGCGGCTGGTTTGTGTCCTTGAGACCAATTTGCGGCAGTTGACCAATTGCCTGCGCCTGCGGCTATCCAATCATTGGTAACTGCCCAGCAAGGCGTGGCTAAAAATAGTAATAAAAATGCAAAAACTAACTTTTTCATCTAATCTGGCGGCATCTGCCCTTCTTTAATCTTTATCTTATCTTTGACCTTATCTAACCTGTCCTCATATTCTGCCTTGACTACATTCAAATCTTCAACTGCGCCTAATTCGTCTATCTTGTTAGTGTATTCTTCGACCTGCTTGACTAAATCATCACGCATATTCTTATAGTCGGTAAGGGTAGGTTCTACTGGGGTAGGGGGGTGTTTAATCTCATAAATCCTTGCGTTTACCCTTGTGAGTATCTGTGCATCAAGTTCTTCCTGCGGTGGTAAGGTAGTAAAATACATCGTACCGCCTACATCTTTGTATTGCCCTTCGCCGAGTATTGCACCGCAGATAGGACAAGTATATTGTTGTGTCCTGTCGGTCTTAATCATCTCATTACCGCAGGGACACTGGTAGAGATAGCGGTTGTAGCGGTATTGTATTTTTATGGTATCGGCAAGAAGCGGGGTAACAAGTATTAAGACAAAAAAGACTACTTTGCGAAACATAGGGCCTCCCTTAGTCATCATAAACACCTTTTATATGTATCCTTAATTTTGTAGGCGCAGAATCTACCGAGGTAACTACCATGCTGACTAAATTCCCTGCTGTAATACCAGCATTTGAAATCGTGTTCACATCACATCCAGAGGCGCAACTTGACTGCCTGTCAGTATCGCAAACAATATCCGCATTTAAAATAGCAGTCCCTGCCGTATTCGGGGTAGTATTGACATTCTCATTGAAATTTATCGTTGCCGTTCCTGTATCTGTCGAACAGGCGACCTCGGTGATTGTAAATGCGCCGGCAGGTTCCCATTGCAGAATATCATCATCGGTGGCAACAGGACTTTCCAGACCGCAATTTATCCTTGTTGTGTATAATTCTGCGTCAGCGTCAACCGCATCTCCGTTCATAGTCATACTTCTGCCGCCCGTAAGGTTGGTATAACTGCTTATATCTAAGGGGGTGGTTAAGATTAAACTCCCCACCACTGACAAAGAAGCAGGTATATACACATTCTTACTGCTATCCCCCCACATAATCGGGCTTCCGACTATGGAAAAGCCAGTTCCAGTATCTGTCCCCTTCCACAACTGCCACACGCCCCAGGGGTCATTTGCGCCATCGGCGTTGAAATGGAGGTCATAGGCGGTGTTGTCGGTTGAGATACGGAACTCAAGGTTAGGGTTGACATCAGATAGGGTGGCATCGCCATAAAGGGTGAATTCCTGGATAGCAGAGCCTGTGCCGAGGATGAGACTTGGAAAGGTAAATGTGCCTGTGGTAGTCTGGGGGGTGGACTGGTCAAGTTTGAGGTAAGTAGTAGGCAAAGAACCTCCGATGAAATCAAAACTATAATCCCCCTCTGCATTTTTAGTCAATGAAGTATTGGGTACTTTTAATGTCCGTAATTTACCTTTAGGAACACCATCTTCTTCTTGAATTATTACATTTTGGGTAGCCACATTACCACCACTCACCTGTGCGAAAGATATATTAAAACCAAATAAGATTATAAAGAAACTACTTATTATTTTTTTCATGCTCTCTTTTCATCTTAGCAACCTTAAAATCAAAATCTATCTGTATGGCTCTTAATGCAGCTTCCTTATCGTCATTGTCTTTTTTACGTTTTGATTCAATTGCTTGTTGAACCTTTAACTGATTACCTTCATCATGCAATCTCTTTATTTCTTTATCTAATTTATCTTTTTCATCTGTCAATTTTAATTGCTCTGCTTTAATATCTTCTTCTTTATGATTGAGAATCAACTCTTGATCCTTGAGAGAATCCTGTTTCTTACGGATTTCTTGTTCTACACTTTTAATCCCTTCCTTAGCCTCACATATCCCTTTCCAATTAAGCTCTATCTCATGGAATTGTTTTGATATTTCCATCCTTTCAGAAGCTATCGCTTGCCGGTCTTTACGGATTTGTTCAGTTTGGTTATTAAGATCAACTTCCTTATGATTAAGTTCAGTATTTCTTTTTATTAAACTATTATCTTTTTCATTAAGCACTGATTCTTTATGCCTTATTACATCTTCTCTATTAGAATATTCAGCTTGTTTTGCGTTTAATTGTTCACTTAATATCGCAAGCCGAGAAGTCTCGCTGTTGATTGACCTTTCTACATTTTCCTTGCGTTCTGTTATCGTTATTTCAGATTTTTTAATATCCTCTTTTATCTGTTTTTCTATTTCTATTTTCCGCAAACGTAATAATTCAATATCTTTTTCAAGCGCTTCTTTAACACTTCTTAAAGAATTAGCCTTGCGCTGTTCTTCTTCGTTATTCTTAAGCAAATCCTCAAAATTCTTGATGAAATCCAAAGCCTCACTCATACCAACATCACCTTTATATTCGCAGTAGAACCGGATACATTACTAATATAGATATTACTTACCTCTATTATATTTCTGAATTCAAACGGGCTTTGGTCTGCCGGAACAGCAATTGATGGATTGTCGGTAGAGTTAAACTTTATGCTGATATCGTTATCCGTCCAGATGATGATTAACCATGCCTTACATAAATTTTTAAAAGCTGAAGACTGCTGAGTTTTCAAATCATAATCAGTAGTTGCATTAGCTACCGCAAAACTGTTTACAAAATCATATATGTCATACAATGCATCTACTGTTTTTATCGGGAATATCCTGTCGGAATACCTGTTAGTCGCCATGTCTTTTTTTGCCTTTCGGTTTAGTAAATTTCTTTACTTTCTCTTTTACCTTATCAACTACTTTTTCTACTACAGTTTCTTCTGCCTCTTTATCAACTTTCTCAACCGGAACTATATCCTGCGCATTAACATGACCGGATAAAATTATCTCATTGTATACCTTTGCGTCTATTTCTACCGGTATCCCTTTATGAAACGCATACCTCACTCCATCATATTCAGTAAGAATCAATTTATCATGTCCAACATTTACCACTAACATGGTAAAACCTCCTTTTGGTTTAATAGAAACATTACTACTATCGCCATTACCGTAAACCACAATCTTGGTATTTCTATCGGGTATTCTACTAACATTATTAAAAGCAAAGACGACATCGGAACGCATTGTATTATTCCTTTCCATAATTTTTTGAATATATAGCCAAACCATACCGCGCCGATTATTCCTACCCCTACAATGAATTGCAGGTAACTACATCCTAATACATCTGGCATTTTTCCCTCACGAGCCCCTAAACCAATACCAATCAATGAATAATTAAAGAATATTTCAAGTGCCGGCTTCCAGGCATAATTAAACCTATACCATAAGGAATGTAATAAGTGTTTTTGTAATAACACGATACTCAATAATACTAAAACCACAACTCCGAGCTTCTTTTCATTTTTCGCTTTAAAGAATAATACGGTTGCTAACGGAATTAAAATTACATACTGTTTTGTGAAAAATGCCAATACCAAACTGATTATTAACAAAGGAGTATATAAAAACGGGGTAATCAAGGCAAAATAAGTCATCATGCGTTGTTTATTACCGAAAAAAGCCCCCTCTTCTCCAACATATGTTTTAATTTTATATATCGGATCAAACCCAAAATGCTGACTGATAAAAAATATCAAGTTTATCAATCCAGCCCATAAGATATATTTCCTAACATCCTGTTTTTCATCCCAATATATATAGACAATATTGATTCCTAATATCGCCAAGAATAAATTCTGAGAATTCATTAATGTTACAGGAGCAAACGTATGTATAAATACACTTACTAAACATAGGCCAAGCAAACTTAATACTATGTTGTTGATATATTGCGGTATTGTCCTTCTGGGTTTATCAATAAAGGAAGCCATGAATAACACTATTACCCCAATACGGAATAGTGTCATGTCAAACATATACGGATCCGGAGAAGAACATACTCCTATTGGAGAAATTAAAAGCAGGAGTTGAAATATTCTAGTTACCATAATTAAAAGAGGGGCAAGATTTCTCCTGCCCCTCTAGCCTTTCTAATAGTCGTAAACTACGCTTGTTGAAACATTCGGATATTTCGCATCGACGTAAATACCGGTTGTCATAGGCGCACCTTTACAGTCAATGGTTAATGAACTTGTATTTGCTGTAAGCGAAGGATCAAATACCCATGTTCCGGCGGTAGTTGTTCCATCGTAAATTACAGCATAATCACCAGCTAATTGACCATAAACAGTTACCGATATCAAACGACAGGCTCCGGTATAAACTAACCTATCGCCATATCCAGCGCTTACTGCTTGCGCCCTATCCGCTGTATTTAACGCTCCACTGCTAGTACTTACTTCTACTAAACTGTCTGTTGACCCATCGCCTATAGCCACAACCTGATCTATCTTTCCTAGAGCCCTAGCTGCGTGTGAAGAATCAGCAGCCATACAGATTGCAGGTATGGCTATAATCAAGAGGCCAATAAGAAATAATTTTCTCATTCTATCCTCCTGATTATATTGTTCCTGGGTTATTAGACATACACTTTAACACTACAATCGGAGCTTTGTTACGCCGCTTACTAAGCCTTAATGCATGGCCGTAGTAAGAACGGATACCAAGTCCAATCTGCTCGCCATAATCGTCTTTTTCGCCTATAGGTTCAGCTTGTTCAGGAAACGCCCTGTAGATCCCCTGTGCGCCAAATCCGATTACACTCGCCACGTTTCTTTGTGTTACCAATGCGCCTGCTAAATGCTGCGCATCTGTAGTACTGGATACGCCCCTGGTTACCGTAGTAAACGTACTCACTGTTTTTGCGGTATAACTCATGATCTCGTTATCAATCTGCAGGGATCCTGAACTTGCAAAAAACAATGTATAGTCTGCCTTGGTATTAGCATCACCGGCTACTCCGACATAAATAGTCGTTGCTGAAGTAATCAGAGTCGCTGACAGAGTTGTTTCCGGCCTAAGAGGAGTTCCTTGTGGAATATCGAGAATAGAGTAATACGGATAAAGCACCATATTACGATATATCCCGACAGCACCCTCAAACAATGGATGCATCATCTTTGAACCTGTGAATCTCTGCCATGCTTCCTTTACGGTATTGACGAAAGTGGTATTTTGATTCAGGTAATATTCTTCCATTTCCCCATAAACTATACCGTAGATAGGCATTGTCCTGCCATTTGTAGTGTAAGTCCTTAATGGCATAGCGCCTACTCTCTGTAATGCTAACCTGATCATGTTGATTTCGGTAGGCCCGAAGTAATCACCGGAGGTAGTATTCAGACTTGCCGCTGTGGTTTTGCTATTCGCATAAATAGTTTCCACAGAACCACTACCAAGAATAGCCGTAAATACATCATTGTCGTATTTACGTGTGTGCCAATCGGTAAGTAGTGTCTTTGCCTGTTGAACTTCATCAAAATTGGCCTGCTTGGTAGATTTTCTGGATACTGCAACCGCATGACGCACGACATCAGCACTTACTGTAAACGTACCAATACCGAGTTTTTCTTCGTTACCTTTTAACACCGATTCACCAGTTACCCCAGTTCCCATCAACTGTTCAATGGTATTAAAGGTTAACTGATCACCCTTAGATTTTAAGGGACCGGTCTTATCTATTACCGGCATAAATGTGCCTTCTTTTCCTGTCAATTGCCCCCAGAAGGACTGGCGGTTTGCATCATGAATGATACCTTCTGCCCAACAATTATATTACGATTAGATAGCGTCTTTTAAACCTGACAAAGAACAAGGCTATCTAATGAACCAATATTTCTATTGGCTTCTTCGGATTTCTCCGAAGATTGGACTATCACTTCACCCTCTTTTGTAGGGGTCTCACATTTAGTCTCTGCGGGTAAGCGTCCTCGTCTATTTAATTCTTTTACGAGGTTATAGAGGCGTTGCCTCTTAGCTAAAACTTGAGGATTTATCTTTGTAAATGTTCCATCAGCACTAATAGTATCGCTTTTGGTTCTTATTAACTCATTTACAATATCAGCTTGTTTCTTTTTTAAGATTAAATATGGACAAACATAATCAAGAACTTTCTTGACAGCATCAAAAGTCTGCACTTCCCAACAATAAGCATCGTTATACTTTTGATTAGTAAAAGTTCTTTTGTGAATATGCCCACCCAATAAATCTTTAATCTCAAAAAGAATATAAGCAGTTTTATCAGTAAGTGCCATTTTTATCACAGGCTTAAAATGTGTTCTTCCTGTGGCATATTCTGGTTTTATACTGATATATCCTTCGCCATCTAAAATTCCCGCTAAGTAGCGTCTGGTAATTCTTGTTTTCATTTGCTTTTCCCTCTGGTTATCCTTTCGGATGTTCCAAGATGTTTAGTGAGCATTTTACTTAAGCATTACTACTTAAGGAGTCTTGGGTTAACAAAACTCAGGAATCGCTGCATCAATTTCTGTGATGCCGGTAACATTCATTTCAGTCGTCCAACCACTTATATCTAAGAGAATTGATAGGAAAAGTCTTTTAAATTCTTTAAACATATACTCTCCTATTTTACTTTTGTTCAAGCGACCATTTGTCGTATTCCACCTGTTTTTCCTTTGGCAACTTGAAGTATTCGTCTTTGGATAACTTACGCATTCCACCGCCTCCACCATCACCGCCGCCGCCTACAGGCCCTAAGATTTTCTTTCCATCCTTACCAATCTTAACGCCTTCTTTTTTAGCGGCTTCTATCATCTGCGGTATTATCTTTAATTCCTGCGCGGCGCGTAATGCAGCAGACAACTGTTTTAACATATTGCCTTTATATTGTTCCTGCCATATTGCTGTGGCTCGGTCAAAAAAGGCTTTATTGAAATTGGGATTTTTAGCATCTAATTGAGGAAAATATCCCATCATCAATTCTTCTACTTCAGCCTTTTCCGACATAAATCGCTGCATTTGTTGACGTTTTTCCTGAGTGGTGCGTTCTCTGCCTTCGTATTGTTCATCGAATATGTCCTGAATTAGCAATCGCACTGCATCAAGAACTTTACCATCAAACAAGTTCTTATGTTCATCCGTAAAACGAATCTTCCTTTCGGCTGGTTTGGCCACTTCAAGACGAATCTGCCCGTCTTCGCCTTCAACTGCGCGAATACCGGAGGCTTCAAGAGTTTTGCGTAAGGCTCCGAGATTTCGCTCGGTAAGGCCTGCTTTGGTCTTGAAATTATCAAAATCACTCTTCGTCTTTCCGTAAGTCTCAAACAGCTTTGCTGCGGCTTCATTCGGATCGTTGCCAAACTCTCCGAATTTAGGTGGTGTTGCGGAGCCGTCCCCGGCTTGTCCTTCATCACCTGTGCCCTTATCTACAGCGCCTGCACCTGCATCGCCTTGTCCAGCATCTGCATTAGCATCTGCGGAAGCGTCTCCAGCACCTGCATCGCCTTCAATCCCTCTTTGATCCAACAACAATTTCCAAATCCACATTTGTTACCTCCTGCTTATAGGGTGCTTTCGTAAATAACATTATTTACTACGGCTTTTCCCTGTTTGTTACAGAAATAAAAATGGCACACATGCTATTCCGATAAACGGTGCGTATGGCAAAGCCCCTTTTTGATTCTCAGTAATATTTCTAAACCATAAAATTAACATTTTTGATAAGATAAATGCAGGAATTGCCCATATCCCCAAGAATGCACCGACCATTGCCATCAATTTAACATCCCCTCCGCATATCAGCCTTTTCCTGAATAAATATGCGCCTATGCAGAACATAGAGACTGTTGATATCCAATGGCCGGTCAACACCCCGCCAAAAATTATCGCTGGCAATACTATCCAATTCGGTATTATTAAATACATAATATCGGTGAAACTAAACAACAACATCAGTATGATAAATATATACAGTGTCATTTATGCTGTCCTAATATAGGTTTAGTTGAAAATTCATGTAGTTTTTCTTTACTCATTCCCAATACTCCCCTGTTTCTCTTATAGAGTTTCTCGGGTTCGTGTTCAGCAATGGCCATCATTTCTCTTTGTTTATCTGATACACTCGGCATTTATTCTTCCTCTTCTTTCTTAGAGCTTTCATCTGGTTCTTCTTTTTCATTCAGCCCGACTTGTTCCCTATCGTAGGTATCACGTTCCTCCGGGGATTTGGCAAGGTACTCGTCTTTAGTGACTTTCCCGGCCTTCCCGATATAGCCAAGTTTATGGATTTCTAGTTGTATTCTTCTTGGTTGACCTTCAGCATAAGTATCAATATCATCTCCGACTTTTTTAATAATAATTTCACACCTGCACATTGTTTCAAGCTCTGCGGATTTTAATTCATCAGGGATTTTATCCCCTGTAATGGAGAATGAAGGATAAGACATCTTATTCTTTTCTTTTCCTTCTCCGACTGCGGTTGGTTCTTCCATCTTGTGTCCCATATCAATCATTTCCATCATTCCTCCTCATTTTGTTTTTTAATCTCTGCTTCAGTCTTACCGATAAACTGTTCCGGTATCTTTAAAACCCAAGTCAGGATATATATTTCATGGTCCAATAATTTTAACTGATAAATATCCGCATCTGTTGCCCGGTCAAGTGCAGTAATGGCTTTACGTTTTTTTGCCTTATCTATATAATCATTTAACAAACTATTAAACTCACTCCATCCAGTATTATTACTTTTAATCAGTCTTTCCAACTTCTGCGACTTCTCAAGCATTTCTTTAAGCCACTTCTCACGATCTTTCTTTATTTCCTCTTCGGTTTTGGGTTCTCTTTTTTTAAACAGGTTGCCCAACATTAAGCGCTCCTTGCTGTGATATCTTTTGTTTTAGTGCCATTAGCATACGAGGGTCTATTTGCTTACCCTTATTTCCCAATACTCCTTCTTCAGTTGTATCGGTTACTTCCTGTTGTTGCGCCTGTAAAGCCATTCTTTTCATCTCAGCTATAATCGCCTGTTTAGTAGGGATATAATTCTGCCAATCTTTATGGCCACGGGCTATTAATCCATCCTTTAAAATATTCCAAGTATATAAAAGACTTCCCTGTATCATTGGGTGTGGGAGGTACCTGTCCATTAAGTCATTAGCTACCATAATATTCCACTTCTGGTCGGCATTCTGTGATGTGCCTTGCCAAGTATAATCAAACTGTCCGGCTATATCTTCTTGCCTCCAGGTAGGATTTATCCCCTGTTTTGCATATAACACCATATTTTCTTGCGTAGGATATATCTCTTCTTCTGTCTCACCTAATATCCTGCGCTCAAGGCCTTCCGGCATGTTTTCGTAATAATAATCATATGTCCATTGGCATATCTTAGTTAGGATGCGATAACACCTTTGCAGCAATGGTTCTCTTCCGATATTTCCTTCATGAATAATCCCCGCAAATTCAGTAGCAGTAGTCTTACCCCCGGGAGGTTGCGAACCTACGTTCCACGAAGTAATATTACTTAATCGTTCAGCGAATCCGATTATCATATTATCCATCTGTAATCCAATAGCTTTTACATCGCCGACTTCAAGAACTCGAACATCACCCGGATTATCTTCTTCCCACATTTCACCCGGAGCTACTATTGGATTTTCCCAGGCCTCACCAGTCAATGTTGACTTCTTGACAAATATCTTTTGCATTGCAAGCAAAGCATTATCCATTAGTGTCTTATGAAAATCATTTACTTCTATTTGAGACTTGAATAATTTCATCAACAATGAACGCCCTTCAAAATCTTCAGTCTCTTCGTATTCACCCCTTAAATAAACCCTGTCCGGCCATGGCTTTCTGCGATAATACCAATGGTTGATTTCAAGTAATTCTTCTTCTTTATACGACACATCGCATACCACTTCCTGCTCGATAGCCTCCGGGTCGTTAAAATCTATTTCATTGTTCTTATTAAATGGAAATCTCCCATACCAATGAAAACATTCAATCGGAGTTTCTCTTTCGGATACAATTGCATCTACCCCTGATTTTTGCGCATCTTTACGGTTAATCCTTACTTTATCAACACTGTCCTGAATATATTTTTCCTGATTGGACTTCATAATCATCTCGTTTATGGTAAGCCAGAACCTATCGCCTTCCCAAAACAACCTTTGCCCGCGCTTTGCAAAAGGAGAATAAACATAATCTTCAAACCGGATATACTGTAATTGCGGAGCATTAACCAATTCCTCATCCTGAACTACCCAGACTTCTTGCGGCGGACCCGGCTGGTATCCATTAGTAATAAACTCGGCCTGCTTAATCTGTATCTCGGGATCATCAGGCAATAACATCTGTTGTTCACCTGTTTGAGGATTAGTAAAAGTCATTGCCTGTTCTTTGCTAATCATCCGGTCATAATCTTGCACCCAGCAATACTTCACCACTGCAAATGGCAACTTGATCATCTGTTTAAAGAAAAAATTTATATTGTCGTAAAGTTTTACTTTTTCCCTTAAAACCATATCTATAAAATCAGTAACCGCATCCTGTTTTCCCATATCAGAAGATTCAACACCCTTAGCTTTCATAAATGGCTGTTGGCTGAATAAAATGTTCATTAACCGCGACCAAATAGCATCCACCATCCACTCTGATAATCCGATGAAGTAATTGCTTGCACCTTTCCAAGGGGTATCACATTCCTTACCGGCCACATCCCATTTGGTCATTTGGTTATATTGATTTTCACACCGCTTGGCTAACTTATACCGTTTATCATTACCGCCAAATGAATCCTTAATCTCCTTACAGATAATCTGTGCTATCTGTTTTCCTAGCTCCGGGGACACATTGATTTTAGGGTCAATCATGTATACTCCTATAAACTTGATATGGATTTAAATGTCTGTCCTTGTTTTTGTTTCTTGATGTTATCAATAGGTGAAAATAAATTGACTGCGATATACTGAAGTGCTTCATGTAAATGATCATAGAAACCGTCTTTCCAAGGCAGGTCTTTTTTTATTCCCGCCTCTTGACCTTCCCTTAATGTTGGATAACGATAACCGCCCAAAAAACCATCGTTGATTATCCGGCATGAATTATCTACCTGCAGACATGGTGCGCCATCTATAATTGAATTGATTTTCTTTTCTATGATTTGTTTACGCAAAGAATATTCGGAGTGTTTAATGTGAAGCCTAATGCCTTTTGATTGCAGTATCTGGTTTGAGGTATAATCTGACTTGTCATTAACTTGTAAATATTCCGGACCCCCATAATGAATACAATTAGCGCCCTTGAATTTAGTATTGATTAATGGTATTACTTGGGTATCCACAAACTGTTCTATCCCAATATTGCTTCCAAGAATCTCCGCAAGTATTTTCCAGTATTTTCCATCCCATTGTGTCGCTACAAAAGCTGGATGTCTGCGCCCTGAATCCCACCCACAATGAAGAGGTAGAGAAGAATTCCAATCTAATGTGCGTTTATGCAGATACTCCTGATATCCTTGAAAATAAGGTACACCATCCGGAGTAAAACCATAGTGGCCTTCAAGATATTTCTTACGCCAAGATGAGGGAAGTTTCTCTAAGTCTTCAATGTAGCCTGTTGGAAGGTATTCTTTATTTTCGTAAGTAGATGCGTGAACCGTAAAATAATCTATGTCGTGCGATAATTCAAATTGTCTAAATATCCAATGGTTTTCATTTGGAGGGTTTGTTGTAAGCCATCCTGAAGTCTTGCCGGCATTCTTTAATGATAAACGGCCCTTAAGACGTTCAAATATTCCCTCTTCTATCTCTTCCGCCTCATCAATATAAAACCAGCCAAGATTCAATGATCCCAATCCAGCACCATCTTTTAATTCCCTGAAATATAATTCTGACCCATTTACAAATACAATATGATGTTCAGTTTTATTGTATGTCTGAATAAAATCTTCTGGGCAAACTTCCAGGAAGGTTTTAAGTGTAGTATCTCTAAGGTCGGTAAAATCTTTTCTACCAATAAGCCCACAGTTACCTGGATAAAGAATTGACTTTTTTAAGGCTTCTTGACACCCTGCGAATGTTTTTCCAGCTCTCCATGCCCCGATGTACAACCTATATTTAGCTTCGTTCGTGTGAAATAATGCCTGCTTCGGTTGGGGAGAGTAATCCAGGTTTATTTCCAATAGTGACGATGATGGTTGCATTTAATCCTTTCCCGTTCTCTTTTAATACTCCGCCAGCAATAACCAAATCATGCCAATACTTATGGCGCGCATCATGATCAGGCTTACTTCCTTTTTTAGTATATTTCTTGGCTCTTAATGCCTCTGTTGCTACTTCAATTAGTTTTGCTTTTAATTTCGGAGAGTTTATATATTCTCTAAGGGCATCTTTGACAGGTTGATGTTGAAGACGTTGATTAATAGCTTCTGAAGTTACACCTAATTCTTTTGCCACAGCAGACTGATTTAAACCATTGCGAATATAAGGTTTTATAAGTTGTTGTGCTTTTAATCTTGCTGTTTCTTGGGTATATTTAGGCATAATAAAAAATTATTTTCCTTTTGCATATATCCCCATAAAATTCAAAAGGCAACCTTTCACTTAACTGATTTTTGCTAACCCTTTATTTAATCAGTCAAGCAGGCTGCCTTAGTTTGGTCGGCTCTTGCTTAAATTTTAATCTACTACTTCATTTGTCTCGTAAAACTCTTGTTCGTCTATCGGGTTCTTTGAGATAATCTTTCTTACCACGCCGTTCTTTTGTCCGTAATAATAAACCTTTAAGACTGCTTTACCTTTTTCTCTGGCGTGGCAGGTCATATCAACATCGGAGTTGAAAAGAGCATCTCGCCATTTCATCCCTTTCTCCTACGCCAGAAGAAACCATGGATATTACAAAATGCGATAATATCTAAATCTACAAGAAAGAAAAATATAGGAAAATCATAAAAAGTATCTAAGACCTTTATAGAGAGTATACTCATTTATGCTCTCTTAAGTAATCACCGACTTTAGTGCCGGCCTTGGCTATCTATTATCACTTACTTTATTATCTCTTCCATCCCCTGCCTTCCATACCAGGGCTTCTCTCCCTTTACTACCAGCTTCAGCCTTTTGCCGTTTTGATGAGCATAGAATTTATTTAACCTCTCGTATCTCTCAAGGTGTCTTTCAAACGCCTCGTCTTTGTATAAACTGAACTCTCCCTCATTATGCAAAAAACTTCTCTCCGCCTCGTCGGGGTTTTGAGGCGTCCTTAATCTAAACCACTCATCGCCGTAAGGTTTAAAGCGCATTTAATTTACCTTCCCTTATCTATACCACAAAAGTTAAAAAATGCAAGCGTAGTCTTAGGGCTAACTTTTGGGAATTTGGTTTACAACCAAAAAAGTTAGTTATTTTCCTTGACAGAATGGCGTTTTTTGTTTTCTGGGCAAATATCTACCTTAACTTGCCAATCGTTGAAATTAGGGGCATTGTAGGCTCAAGGAGGGGCATTTAAACGCTATAATAGGGCGTGTTTTGTAACTTTGTTATTCTTTCCCGAAATTAAGGCAGGGCTGGGCAGTTGGTCTGCTATTCGTAGGACATCAATGTTATTAAGCAATAGCATTTGCACCTACCTAAGTAACCACGCTTGGTTAAAATAAGGCTACCACGCCACCAACCCTACCTCATATCCTCAAGGTCGTTATTCTTTAATTTCTTCGTTTATTATTTCTACTTCCCCATTTTTATTTTTGCGGGTTTTTCTTATCTGCCCGATTATATTAACTATCTTATCTACATCTGCAACTGCTAAACCTGCACTCTTTATAACTGAGCCTGCATCAACTTCAAGCAAAACATCTTCTATATTATCTGCAATAACTATCTTATCTAAAAGCATCTTTTTTTCTTTGGGGTCAATAAGTATAACTTGAAACAAACCTCTTTTGTTTTTATCAATCGCCATTTTTTTCTCCTTTTTAGATATTGGTTTATTACAAGTATTTTCTTGCATCTTTGTAAACGCCTGTAAATCTTTATTTGGGTTGAATGGAGTTTCATAGTATTGTAAATTTCCCCCCATTGCTACTCCTGCACCCCCAGAATAAAGTTTATTAACAGTATTATCTTGAACATAAACTTGACCGAAACTTGTATTCTGATATTGATTCATATTTTTTCACCTCCTCTCATCCTCTTTGCACCTTCCCGACAACCCCCTTATCACCTCTGACACCCTTAACTTCTTTTGGCAGTTGTATTCCGTGTTATACATCTCGTCAGCATAGGAGTTTATGTAATACTCCTTCCAGAGCTTCCCGTACTCGCAGTAGAATATCCTTGCGTAGCCATAAGAGCTGATATACTCTTTTATCCTGTCTAAATACTTGTAGTTAGGCTCTATGGTGATTAAATCGCCATTGGTAAAGTCTAAAACTGTCAGTTTACCGTTTAGGAAGTTCTTTTTAGTTATTACCCTTGTCTTGAAGTGCTGGCAGTCTATACAGAGCATTGGTGTCCTTTTGGTTAGGGTTTATTTGCCGAAAACTATGGAGTTACAGGTCTTATTCTAGTGTATATACCGCAATATTCATCTTTGAATTTTTCCTTGATTATCTTTTCTAATCTTGACGCATCCTCAAGGGTTATATTGTAATAAATAATCTCATAAGTGGCATTAAATTTCTGTGTATCCCTCTTTACATCTGCACCGACTGTTGTAAAAAGAAAGAATAAACCTATCAATACTAAAAATAATCTTTTCATCTTTACTTCCTTTCTTATTTCCTCGTCTTGTTTATAATCTCTGATAACTGCTCTAGGGTGTAATAGGGATAATAGTCTTTCTTGGGTATCCATTTTGTTTTTGTGTAACTACCCCAACCAGCTAAAAATTCAACATAGTCTATTTTAACTTCAGTATTAGCTTCCTCAATTTTCCTAACTTCTTCTTTTTTTCCGCCCTTATTAACAATATACCCAGTCGCCCATCTCTCTTCTTTCTCTGCTGGTTTTATATCCTTGATTTTCTTCTCAACCTCACAAACGGTGGCTAAGGGTTGAGTGTTACCATTGGGGTAAAGCCTGTCCTTAATTGTCGAAAGAGAGAAAGCTAAGCCCCCCATAACAAATCCTACTCCTATTACCATTATCATTAACCCCATAAATATTTGATTCATCTTACCCCTCCCCTTAGTTAATCGTCCCCTTACGCCTTTGCATAGCCTCGTAAAGTTTCCAAAAAGCAACAAACCCTAAAAAATAAATCACTTGCCAGATACTGATAAAAATCGCTGGCAACCAACAGTCAAGAAAGAAACTCCAACCCATAGTTTACCTCCTTTCAAAAACCTTTCTTATTTTTCTCTTTAATTCCGTACCTGTTTGTTTTAATCCCACAAAATCCATCGTTATCATACTTCCTGTGAGAAAATCATCATCCTCAACACCATAACATTCCTGCAAATGCGAATAACATTTCCAAAGAAGATGTTTTAGTTTAGTGATTTTAATCTTGGCACTCCGCAAAGTAATAGATTTTTTCATTTTATTTAATTTCTCCTATCATCCTTAAGTTATGTTCAATATCTTTATTCCCGGGTTTTAGTCTTTGTGCCTCTTTAAAGAATAACTTAGCCGTATGTTTCCTACCGTTTAATAATTCGTATTCAGCAATGTTTTTCCACCCTACCCAATACCCGGGCCAAGTATTCACTGCTTTAATGTTGATAAACGCAGCCTCATCAAACCTGTTAGTGTTACATAATATCTGAGTAAGTATATTTACCATTTCTAAATTTGGCCTTATATTCAGTGCTTCTTTATAGAACCCTTCTGCCTTACGCAAATAATTATCAAAAGCCTCTGGGTTATCCTTACAACTTTGAGACTTATTAGCGTAAGCATGACCTAACTTTTCCAATAACAACCCATGCATATGAACAGGATCATAAGAAAGACCGCTAATCGGATAGGCTCCATTATATTTAGTTAATATTTCTTCCCCAATCTCAATGGACTTATTCCAATTCTTCTCCCGAAGATATATTTCTGATAGATTAATAGCTGCCTCTGGCTGTTTCCATTCATCATAAGCCTTGTGGAATGACTGCTTTGCTGCCAAAATCTCACTAGCATCCAGACAAACTATACCACGCAAAACCCACATCTTAGCCATAAGGGGATCTTCATCCTTGAGCAGTTTTATACATTCATCAGTTGTGTTCAATGCTTGAACAAGTGTTTTGTATTTCCGTTTTGACCTCTGTCTGCTTGCTAAAATAATCAAAGAGTTTACTATCCCATAATAAATCATACTCATCCGGCCTTGATCGTTCTTAGATGGTTCAATCTTAGCCTTAATTTCATCTATGTCTTGTTGCATTAATTTTAAATTACGCACATTCTTCTTATGCCATGATTCACGGTTAACATATCCCCAGTGCTGAATAGTAAGATCCGTAAGGGAATGAGTATAATCCAATTCATTCATGGAATATGCGATATCCTCATGACACCGGTTTATCCATTGCGGCACTTTATTATTCTTCATGCGCCGGAATAACCTGCTATGCAAGATAGTTTCTATGGTTTTACGTTCAGTATAAGATAATATACGCCATTTAAATACATCGATGTGCGGATTCAATAGGATGATATCACGGATACCAATTGGAGTTTGACAAGTATCATCGGCATCCATCCAAAGTACATAACGGCTAGTGGCCATGTTAATTGAACGATTACGCATATCAGAAAAATTAGTGAACTTAATATAAAGTGAAAAAGTAGGTACGCCCAATTTTTCATATATAGACTTTAATTTTTTTATTTTCCATGGTTGAGGATAATATTTATAATTGAATACGATACATATTTCATCCACAAACTCACAAACACTATCCAAACACTTCTTCAATGTCTCAGGCTTCTCACTATCCGCGCAGATCATAATTAAAGATATAGTTTCATACCGGTCAACATTTTTCAAAAATATCCTTTGATTCTTAGCTAATAACGAAGCATATTCTTTTGTTTTTTGCGGACTTTCCTTCTGGCCAAAAGTCATCCCGGAATAATGATGTACAAAACAATCACCGGCAAGTTTCATCTTGTATCCTTTTTGTACTACCCGATAGTTAAATTCATTATCTTCAAAACATCCGCGTCCATAACATTCATTCAGACCGCCTATTTCATCCCAAATCTTACGCTTAATCAAAACACAGAAAAATACCAGAAAGTCGACATATTTTTCTTCATCACTAAATTTAGCAGCATACTTTTGTAAGTCTTCTTCCCCCTTATAGGTTGGTTGTGGACGAACTTGCTGATATCCGGATGAATGAGAGGTATATGGACCAACTGCCACGAGAGTATTATCTGATTTAATACAACGCAATAATTTAACTAGCCAATCTTGAGTAAATACTATATCGTTGTTACATAGACAAAGATATTCACCCTTGGCTATCGCGGCGGCTTGATTATTAGCAGTTGGGAATCCCTTATTCTCTGTATTATAGATTACCTTGATCTGCCCGGATTGTTCTAACCCCTGTAAGTATTCTTTTGTACCATCAGTAGAGGCATTATCTACTACGATAGTCTCATAAGGAGTTTGAATCTGAGAAGTAAAAGATAATAGGCTGCTTAGACATTGTTTAGTGAATTTAAGTTGATTGTGCGCAAGAATTATAATCGATACCATTTAGTTACTCCTTTTTTATAAATCCCAAAACCTACGCTTACACACTCAAGAAAAAATTCCATATTACCTCCTTCCGAACCATAAAAACCCATGCTTAGGGCATTTAGGGCAATATTTTTGTCCTGCCTCAAAACCACTTCTAAATATCTCATCAGATAAGATTTTCTTCCTATTTAGTTCTTTATACTCTTCTTCGCTTATTAATATTCGGTGATGCCAGGCTGCAAATGCCTCTACCTCTTTTTGTTGTCTGATGTCGCGTATTTTAATAGTTTCTCTGGCTACCTTCTCAATTAAATCTTCTGATACTTCTATCTCACTGAAAAATCTTGCCCCTATTCCTACACCCATTATGAAAACCAGCAATACGGTAAAAAAGTATTTCATTATGGCCTCCCGCTATTTTTATTTAGATGTCTTATTACTTCGTTGAGTTTATCCCTATTTTCTTTAATAAACTTATGTGCATTAGATTCACAATAAGCATCTGGTATTTTATATAACTCCTCAATCTTCTTGACTTCTGGCTTGGGTTCTAAAGGAAGAGATTTGATTTGTGTTTGTTCTTTGTATTTATCAAATATGTCCATAACCGCATTACGAACTATAATCGGTATACTTTTTTCTGAAGTGCTTTCTACTTGTCCTTGCAAAAAATGATAGATTTCCGTTCTTAATGCTTGTTTATAATCATATTCGCAAAATTCCTGTTGGGGTTGAAGGATTTTCTTAACCACCCAAAACGCTATCCCTTCTTCCTTATAAATCCCAAGATTAGTAATTTCTTGTTTCCCAATTTTAATAGGTGAGATGAGTTTATCGTTTTGAATATCAACCTCAATAATAATAGCCAACGGTTCTTTTTTCATCTCTGCCTCCCCTTCACCCTTATCTTATCCATAGTGCCTCCCCTATCTTATCCCCGCCCTCTTTTTAATCTCATCCCCTAAAAGTTTAATCGTGTATATGAACGCCAAGAAAAGAACAAACAACATCAGTCTGCGGAAAGCAAGGCTGTAATACACCTTCAGGTATAGCCTTATAAAGTGGCTTGCGATATAGTCTTTAAAGGCGAATACCCATTTATCTATGAAAGAAGTCCAGCAGAAAAGACAGGTCATTTTAAAGACAAACACATTTTCTTAATTTATATAACTTTCTGTAAGCCACAGAAGAGTTAAAAATTCTTGTTATTATATATTCTCTTTCCCGTTTACTTTTTATTCCTTTTACAATGATACCATTTCCTCTACCCTGTAATCTTATAACCTCTATCTCTTTCATCTTTCTCCCTTCGCCCACCGCCAGTTAAGTTTGAACCATCCACACAAAATAATTGAACCCATAATGAAAGCAAAGAAACATAACATATAAAAAATACCTGTTACCCACATAATAAAATAAATCGGCTCGCGCATAGGCAAACAACTAAGATGTAAAGTATCCATGATCGCTACTACCCCATACGGCACAAACACCACTCCCCCGATTACCAATACATTCAACCCGATAAACCGTAAGATTGTGAGTAAGAGTTTCATAGGGACTCCTTTCACAGTTTTATAATCCCCTGCTCGGTGAGGTAGCAGACCATAGCAGCCAGAGCGTTGGGAGCACTATTAGCTTGTTCTCTATGAGAATTTTTCCATCCATCCCCTCTACCGTGATGTCTAAATTCTCCGCAATAAAAATCTGGCGGTTTATCATCCCATTTACAAAAACAACCAATTACATATCCCAATGGCAACACCTCCAACAATTCATCTGTCAGGGGGGCGGGATAAGAATGTATTGTTTCTTCCATTGCTAATCTATGTTCTGTTTCTTGCCCTAAAGTTCTTGGTATCCAATACCAATTTACTCTCTTCTTCCACCCCGCCTTCATCAGCTTCTCCGCCCACTCTTTGCTTACGACATAGCGTTCCATAGGTTAGTCCTTTCTAAATTGGTTATAGGCTTTATAATTTCTTTTATCGTTTTAATCTCTATTAAACCACAATTTGTAGAAGCGTAATATAACTCAAAATCTTCTTGGTGCTTTCGCATTTCAGGAGTATCTTCTACTTTCTCACCGTTACTTTTTCTAAACCACTCTAAATCTGTAGAAAAATCAAGATTACAATAACTGCCTTGCTCATAATCAGAATTAAGACAAGGACAACCTTGACAAATTGTATAAATTCTATTCTTCATCTCTTACCGCCTTTCTGGGGGGTTAATCGGTTTTATTAGTTTTTATATCTACAATTTGCCAATTACCAACAAGACTATAATTTCCTCCTCTACTAATAAGCCAATCAAATTTCTCCTTATCATCTCTTGTCCAAGCAGGAAAACCTTCAGAAATTTCAAGCTCTCCTTCAACATAAGATTTACTTCTTACTGAACCACCTTCAGGGTGTGTTTCTACTTCTTCTCTAATTAGCTTTACTTTTACTTTCATTCATCCCTCCCGGCTTAATTGGAACGGTGTGGCGGAGTTAATTATTCTTTTTGTTTTTCTAATGCTTCCCAATCTATATATTTTTTACCACCCAAAGTTTGCTTTATAATTCCAAACTTTTCTAATAAATCGAACGCTGTTTCATAAGCAGAAATAGCCATATCATTTACATAAAACATTCCGTTATCTACCTTGGTTTGGCAAGATTGATTAACGACATCAACTAAACATTCAAGTATTTCATAACGAGTATTTTTTACTCTTTTTAATTCTTCTTCAATGGTATAGTTTTTAGAATAATCAGTCATTCCCCTCTCCTTCCTTCCCCGACAAAAGGGCTTGTTTGGCTTTAAAATTCTTCATCATAGTTTTCTTACGTCTACAATTATCCAATAACTCCATATACCTACAATTCTCAAGTGTGTAATCTTTGTTTCCATCTATTCTGTCAACAGATGGACGCTCCATAAGATCAGCTTTATCTCGTTTCCACATAAATTCAAAATCATCTAAACTCATTAAAAATTTAATTCCCTTACCACCATACCATCTATACCCTGAGGCAGTAGGATTTGAACACCTACGTTTGGCTTCGTAAAAAGAAGAATACCAAGGATGTTCTTTTGCCCATTTTATTGCGAATGGTCTTCTTAGGATGTTTATCCTTTTCTTGTGGCATTTTATTGAACAAGTTTTGGTATTGGAAAATGGCGATGAGAAATCCTTTCCACATATAGGACAATTTCTAATCATTCCGCCACCTTTTCTCTAACGCTTTTCATTTTGTCCTTTCTTCCCGACAAGAAAGAGTAATCCTTCATATCTCACCTCATTTTAAGAATTGGATAATTTTTCTCATAGCGGATTTCATTGATTTTTCGTAAATCTCTCACCATATAATCCCTTGCAGTTCTTAGGTATTGGCTACTTTCTATAAAACAAGACTTATTTAATAGTCTACCTAAAACGATTACTTGTCTTAATAACTTTCTACTTTTTTTTGATATGATGCAATTCCCTAAAATATATTCAATCTCTTTTTCTGCATATTCGTTTAATGTCCCTATTCTCATCTCCCCTCCCCAAAGGCTTGATTGAGGTTGGTTTTGAAGTCGGCAAGGGCTTGGTTGTAGCCCACTTGTTTAGCAAGTAATCTAATCACATTCGGTAATTGTGCTTTTTCCAAATCTTTTTCAGCAAATTCTTTATTTTTATCTTTCGGCGCACACTTCAAAACAATAGTGCGGATTTCTTGGAGGGCTTGGTCTATGCAGTCCATATTACCTAAATTCCATTCTTCAACTAACTTATCCAACAATTCCCTTATCGTCATCGGTCATTCCTTTCTTTGTTATTACTTTCTCCCGCCAAAAGTTCAAGTGTTTTTTGTTTATAAAATAAAATCAGAGTTTCAAGTTCATAAGCAGTCGGTTGCCAAATTTCATTTTCTTTGGCGTGTAACTTATCAAGAATATCCTTACCATACTTTTTTTGAAGGTTAATAGCGAATATACTTTTTTTACCTTCAGCCCACCTATTACAATCGTGGCACTGCGGCGCGGTATTTTCTTCTAAGTAGCGTGTAGCCAGACATTCCCTGCCAATATAATGACCGCAATCTGTTTGTCTATAAGTAAAAAACCCTCCACAGGTAAAACAACGGATATAACCTTGGGGGGTAAGATTAGAAAGCCTTTTATACTTAGAGAAAACAATATCCAATTTCTTAATTAGCTTTTTTATAGGGATATACTTTGTTTTCATAAGCCATCCAGCCTTGACTATATTGACTTGTTTTTTCTTTTTAGTTTTCCAACGCCAATTAGTCGCCTTCCTCATCTTGGGGTGGGGGTGGGTGAATGTTTAGGATGCCAACTATTTTCTCCCGTTGCCATATCTATTAAAATCCATCTTCCGTCTTGCGCTTTACAGAAATCTATTGACCAAAAACCATCTATAACTTTGATTACTTTCTCTGCATAAGAAGATAAAAGTTTTATTTCTTCTTCAGTTTCTTTATTCATTTCGTCACTTAACTTTTCCCAATTTTCAATAGACGGATTCAAAATGGCATCTTTAATCCAATAAGGATGGTGGCAAATAATTTTTCCATCTTTTATAAAATATCTTCTCTCTGGATTAACTGGCATATCTTCAAAAGCAGTATATTTAGAAGCCATAGGAATATACTCTCGCACCACTATTGACCTAAAGGGCAAACCTATAAAATCGGCACAATGATTAAATTCACAAATACTAAATAGATGTTTTGCTAAATTATCTCCATTATAAAAACAAGGATCTTTCCAGTAATGTTTACCACTTGATTGGTCGGTTCTGATAAAAACTGGCAGGGTAAACTCTTTAATAGCCTCGGATACCTTATCCACAATAGTCAAAGGCATTTTATCCATAGTTGCTAAATATTCTTCTTCTGACAACATAACCAATTTACTTATCGGTTGAGGTATATCTAAATCTTGAATTTTAGGATACCAATTTAACATGCTATCTCTAAACCTATCATTCTTAGGAAATATTTTATCTATATTCATCTCATCCTCCTTTGGGATTGGCTAAAAAGTATCCCGCGCATTAAAAGTTTCTTTAATCTTTTCCTCTGCCGTCTTTTGTTTGTTCAATTTTTCTTTTTGCTCTAATGATAATTCAGTGAATTTATAATATTCAGGTGTGTAGTTTACTAAGTAATCCCCCGTTCTCCCGTTGCGCTGTTTGGCTATGATAATCTTATAAATATTCCTGTCTATCCGTTCATTATAGAAATGGGGCCAGAAAACCAGTAATACGGTATCTGAAATTTCTTCTAAACAGCCGGTCCCTTTGAGATTCGCCAATGACGGTTCTTTGGTTTCTTCATCAAATACCTTTCGGGAATTTTGGGATACCAATACACCGGCTATATTGTTTTTAAGGCAAATCTCTCTAAACCTTACGATATAATCGTCCATTTCCAAGCGTTCATTTGAGGTCTTACGGATAGCCTGGATATAATCAACAAATATCGCTTTTGGTTTCGGGTCTAAAAGTTCTACTAACTCGTTTATATCGTCAAAGGTTTTTCCCAGGCCACAGGATAATTTTAAGGGAATATTCATTAACTTTTCAAAACTTCCCCATTTATCCTGATATACTGTTTCGGTCTTTAGTTTTCCAATAAGCATGTCAAAATTATCTACTCTTTGAACATTACAGAATAATCTTTCTATAAGGCTCTCGGTTGTCATTTCAAGACTGAGAAACAAGGTTTCTTTCTGCTGATCCGCCAAGTCATAAGCCATTTGTAGCGCCAGGCTCGATTTTCCCTGGCTTGTGCGGCCACCTAAAACTGTAAGGCCGCGTTTCAGGCCCCAAATCTTATGGTTAAAATCCGGCAAGGAAGAAATAGGTAAATCCGGTTCATCAGACCTGGATTGAAGTTCTAACTTAACGCCAGGTAATAACTCTTTTGCCGATTTTAGATGCGTTATAAAGCGTTCGGTATTGCTCGGCTTTCTGTCCATATTCATCCCTCTGTTCATAAAGAATGGTCAATATCTCCCTTGCTTTATCTTTGGTTTCCTTAGAAAAACGCTTGTCTTTAAAAATAATTTCAAAGGTTTCTATTTCGCTAACTGCTTGTTCATAGTCTTTTCTAAATCCTAAAGCTAGGTCTTTATAGACTGATTTCACATTGGCCTCTTAAGTTTAAATGGATCATCTTGGATTTTATTTTCTTTCCTTAAGGGAAATATCCCTTGCCAAGAGTTCATAATAGATTGCTCAAGCATCTTAGTTGCAGTTTCTAATGGATACTTCTGAAGTTCTTTAAGGACCAACTCAATAGCATGTTCAGTAGCCGGCTTGCGTATCTTCTGGCGCATTTCTAGGTATTTAATAAATCCATCCTTAAAAACAGGGTTTTCTAAATGTGTGTATAGGTTGGTTAGGTTATCTAGGTAGGTAGGTAATCTGTCCGACTTTAGTGGGTCTTTAGGCAGACTAAAGACTGCCTTATGTTTTTTATATATCATTCGCAATCTATTAGGGTTAGAAGTTCGGTATTTTGAGGTTAAGTATCTTCCGGCATAATCAAGCCAATCGTGAATTAGGTCGTTTTTATCAACAAATCCGGCCTCTTTGAGGGTTTTATAAAGTTCTTGGGGGGATATTTTTCCGTTTAGTCTGACTAAAAACTGACTAGGTTCAAACTTGCTTAGATCGCCGTCTTCGGCATATTTCAGGGCCCACCACCAGAGCCGGTGAAGTTTACCAATGGCTTCGTCTAAATTCCATCCTGCTTTATTGCATAGTAATAATATCTTAGGGTGTTCTTCTAAATCTTGATGCGATTCTATCCAGGCCATTCCTTACTCCTTAGCGGGGGCGGGGTTAAGATAAACTTTCCGTATCATTGATTAAAACTTGTGGCATAATCTCTTGGGTCTTTATCTGCCTCATAAAAGTATTGTTTATATTTAATCTGCCTTTTTATTTCATAAATACGAGAAGAAGTTATTTTAAACTTATTAGCAATATCCTTAACTTTAGTTCCTTTTCTAATCAAATTATTAACTTGTGTTTGTCTAAAAGTTAATTTTTTGTATGAAAGAGGAATGACTTTAGTTTTGTTATGGCACTTTTCACAAAGTGTTTCTCCATTACTTATATCCCAGAATGGTTCATAAGTTATTGCCAACCTTACTAAAGTTTCTTTATCTTCTATCGGAGAAAATTGAGAATATTGACTGAGAAATTCTTGTAATAATATAGAAAGTGGTTTTATATGATGAGCCTCAATTACCATTTTATTTTGACCACAATTTTGGCAAATACGTTTATCTCTTTGAAAAATAGATACCCGCCATTGCGTCATTTCTTGTAAATCTCTAATTCTCATTACGAGAGGATATATTCCACCTTTCCAAAAGTTGTTTTTATTTCCCCTATATCCTATCCCTCTACATTTTATTGAACAATATTTAGGGACACGATGTTTTAACTGGTCTAAAGGAACGGTAAATTTATTTTTGCAAATCATACAAATTATTTCGGCTTTTTTAGATGTTCCTTTATTCCAAGGAATAAAACCTTTTCTATAATGTTGGGGTCGACAATCCCAAGAACAATATTTTTGTATTTTCTTTTCATAAGGATAGATATAAAAAACCTTATTGCAAGTTAGGCAATTCTCTTTTATCATCGTAGTTTTTATCCGCAAGTACGACACTCCAACATTCCTCTTTGCAGTCCTTACCATAGACCATCTCTAAAATGTCTTTTCTCATCCGCCAGATTTTACCCTTAGCCTTGAGTTCTCTTGCCCTTCCCCCTGGGTTGTTGATATGGATAATATCCGCATAATGGTTTAGCTCGTGGGTCAAGACCCTGCCTCTTAATTTAATGAACTCGTATATTTCCTCGCACTGGGTAGGTTTGTGGAAAAGGTCAACTGGCATATTATTTACCTTTAAAAACAACTATTGCACTTGGGAATGGCGCAGAATTATAATATTCACTAAACTTTAATCTGCCCTCTATAAATCTAATCTCTGTTGCTTGCATCACAAAAGAATGCCACCAGATTGTATCGGTTCTACTCGGAATAAGAAACACAACAGTTTTCCCTTCCTTCCATTCTTCAAATCCTTTTTTAAGCCATAATCCAATCGTCCGACCATAAGGGGGATTAACAAAATTTCTTTTACCCCAAGATATCGTAAGCCCGTCAAAATTAGGATTATTAGGGCAAGGATCAAAGTCAAAATGAAATTCCTTATTGAGTTCATTGAAAAGAGATATCGGGGTTCGCCAATCATCGCGCCAAGAGGTCATTAAACCTTTGAATTTTTGCATTTCTTCCTTTTCTTCCTATAAATCCTCAAGTCTACTTTTACCTCGGTGGTAAATTCATCATAGGGGCAGGGTTTAGGCATTAGACTTACTTCAAATTCCAGTATTTAGAGTTAGCCCTCTTAATCTCAAGGGCAAGCCTCATACATACAGCCTTAGCCTTATTTAAACTCTGGTCTAAGGCATTCTTTTTAATCTGATTATCTTTTATCTCCCGTTGAAGTTCTAATATTTTGAGTTGTAAAGTATATCTCTCTGCCTCTACCGTCTCACGGTTTGAGATAGCCTCCTTTAGTTCCTTTTGTAAAGTGTCAATGTGAGCAAGGATGCTATCAAGGGTATTCAATTCTTCAAGGATTTTTTCCATTACTCTGCCTTTTTTACCGTCCAAATACTCTTGTTCTCGATAGGGTCTCCACTGTCATCTTTCTTTGGTTCTCGCTTTATGATTACCTTATCGCCAAAAGCGATTTTATCCATTGCGATAGCAAAAGACTGGGAGCGATTATCAAGTTGCTTGGTAATAATCCCGCTATCGGTGATTAAATCAAAGAAATAACGGAAGGTTTCATTCCCAAAATGGTCAGTGGCTTCCTTCCACGACTTAAAAACCAATACTGGCGTTTCCTCTCCGATGTCAAGTGTTATGAACGGAGATTTCTCTCTTGCCCTGTCCGCTAATTTTCCCATTTTTTCCTCCTTGTATGGCTCGGTTATAACAATAACGGTGGTAAAGTCCAACTCTACCCCGCAGTTTTTACATCTTCCCTTTTGACCGTCTAAGATATCGTGTAACATATCGCAATTCCAGCAAGTGTCTTTCATTTTGGTATATCTTTACCCTCTAATTCAAAACACTTATTCATCCAATTACAATATTGGCATTCCTTAAACTCCCCGTCTTTGCTTGGGTAGGCTCTTGGTTTAGCGTCTGGCAGGGCATTCCAGTGCCAAAAGTCCCGAAGGGTCGCTATTTCTTCCCCTAATTTCATCTTGTGGTTATCCACAATAATAGGAAACTCCTGGATGCAAAGGTCGTCTTTTGAAATAAAGCAAAGCCTTGCTTTTTCTTTTCCGAGGTTCACCGCATAAAAACACACTTGCAAAATATTACAGAATAATTGGGGTTC